TACGAACAAAGACAAGATGTTGTTTTAGGTACTCAAGTACAAGAGCTACCATTAATGGTTGAATATATGCTAACGCCTTACAGATTTTTAGAGTTATGATTTTTGGGAAGTTAGATAGAAAATTAACTTTATATAATCAAACATTTACAACTAATGCTTATGGAGAGAGAATCGCTGGAACTCCTACAAGTGTAACAATTTATGCTAATTTTGATTTTAAAGCTGGTAAGACTAGCTATGAATCAGATGTGTTAGTAGGAGAGCAGATGGTTGAATGTTTAATTAGATATAGGACTGCAATAGGTACAAGTCCAGATTTTTATCTAACTAATGGTGATGATGAATTTGCTATTTTAGGAATAAAAGAAATAGGTAGAAAAGATAAAATGCTTTTAACAATAGTTAAGAAAGATTTAAAAGATATATTCTCAAGCTAATGACTACTGGAGTTACAATAGATACAAAAGAGCTAAAAGAAATAGTTAAAAACTTAGAGAGTCTTAATATGTCTGATAGTAAAAACAAAACTGTTTTAAGGCAATCTATGCGAAAAGCAGCCAAGCCAATTTTAACGGAGTTAAAGGCTTTAGTGCCAAAAAAGACAGGGCAATTAAGAAAATCATTAGCTATTATAAACGGAAAAAACAGGCGAGGAGTTTCTCCAAGCGTTTATATAGGTCCAAGAGTAAAAGGGGCTTATGCTAATATGAACAAAACTGGTTTTTATTTTTACTTTTTAGAATATGGTTTTAAAGGTGTTGCTGGTTTAAGGCTGTTGGATCAAGCCGCAAGAAGCAAAGGTCAGCAAGCTTTAAATGATGTAACAAATCAATTAAAAGGATTGATTGAAAAACGATTTAAAAAATAATGGAAGTAGGAAAAGTAATATATAATATTTTAAGTAATGATTCTAATGTTGCTCCATTGGTTACAACTGGCGGCGTTACTAGAATATTTCCAGCTAGATTTAAGTTTAGTCAAAATGATCCTACACTTCCTTTTATAGTTTACCAAGTTGTAAGTGATATTCCTAATATGACAAAAAACGGAGTATCTACATACGACTATGTAAGCGTTCAAATTACTTTAGTTCATAGTAAATATAGTGATTTAATAACTTTGTCTGGTTTTGTTAGAACTGCTTTAGATTATGTTAGCGGTACTTATGATGGAGTTGTAGTTGATAAAATATTTTTTGAAAATTCTATTGAGTCTTTTGACGATACAAGCGGAACAAATGGAATTTATCAAATAGCACATGATTACAGATTTAATATAAATAGATAAATTTATGGAAACGTATAAAGTAAAAATAAAAAAAAATATAGAATGCAGAGAGGTTGAATATCAAGAGGGTCAATCTTATGATGTAGTTAGAGCAGTTTATAATTTTTTAAAGCATAATAACGCAATAGATAATAAAAAAAAGCAATCTAAAAAGAAGAACAAAGAAGAATCTTCTTTAGATACAATCAATAATTAATTAATTAATATATAATAAAATGGCAATTTTTAACGGAACAGATTTAATATTAAAAGTTTCTCCAAGTAGTGGAGGATCAGAGGCGAAATTAATGCACTCGCAAAACGTATCAATGTCAATGAACGTTGACACAATAGACATTACAACAAAAGACTCGGCAGGTTGGAGAGAGCTTTTAGGAGGTACTAAAAGTTTTTCATTAAGTGCTGATGGTCTTATGGATTTTTCAGCAACCGCTGGAGATACTGACGTAGCAGAATTATTTGACCAAATGTTTGACAGAACTGCGGTAACATTTACTTTTGCTTTAGCTACTCCGGCTGGTTACACTTTAACAGGTAGCGGGTTTCTAACATCTTTAGAAATAAGCGGTGGTACAGAAGACGCTCCAACTTACTCATGCTCAATAGAGGGTACATCTGTTTTAACTAAAACCGCTGTATAATGATTTTATCGTTGTCGAGGTTGGGGGTTATACTCCGCCTCTTCAATGATAGTTTAATAATAACGATAAAAAAAAACGATAAAAAATGTACGAAATAGTAATTATAAACGGAATTGATTTTCCTGTTAGGTTTGGAATGAACGCTTTAAGAATGTTTTGTAAAGACACAAACAAGGCTTTGAGCGATTTGGATAAATTAGGCGATTCAATGAGTTTAGATGACGCTTGTTATTTGATTTTAAACGGAATAAAAGACGGATCAAGAGTAAGCGGCCAAGAATGTTCTTTAACTGTTGATGGTGTAGCAGATTTATTAGACGAAGATTTTGAAGCTTTAAATAAAGTTTTAGAAGTATTTTCTACTCAATTTAGTGCTAAACTTGGAAACGAGGGAAACGTGAAAGCCGCAAAGAAGACAAAAGCGGCAAAGAAATAGACTGGGATACTTTAGAGGCGGTTGCTTATGGTCTCGGATTATTACCAGATGAGTTTTGGAATTTAACTTTTCATGAATTTTTTTTAATTCAAAAAGGTCGTAATGACGTAATAGAATCAAAAGAAAAGAGGGAATGGGAAAGAGTAAGATGGTTAGCTTGTTTAATGTTGCAACCACATACAAAAAAAGGACAAAATTTAACGCCAGAAAAACTAATTAAGTTTGAATGGGAACAACAAGAACAAACAAAAGATGTTGATAAACAAAAAAAGAGGGCTGAATATTTAGTTAAAAAATACGATTTAATAAATAAAAAAAATGGCTGAAAAGAATTTAAGCGTAAAACTATCTTTAAACGACAAACAGTTTCAAAGCAGCTTAAAAAAGGCTACTAGAAGCCTTAAAAGATTTGGAGCTAGTATGAAGCGAACTGGTCAAACAATGACTAGAAGTCTTACTCTTCCAGTTATAGCTTTTGGAGCAGTAGCAGTTAAAGCATTTGATGAACAAATAAAAGCAGAAACAAAACTAAGAACTTCATTAAAAGGTAATGAAGAAGCTTTTAAAAGTCTAAAAAATCAAGCTCAAGAATTACAAAAGGTTACTTTATTTGGAGATGAGGCTACAATGGAAGCTCAAGGGTTTCTAGCTCAACTAGGACTTAATGAAGAAGCTATTTTAAGATTAACTCCATTAATTCAAGACTTTGCAACTGCTCAAGGAGTAGGGTTAGGAGATGCAGCTAAATTAGTTGCTAAAAGTGTTGGATCTAGTACAAATGCTTTAAGTAGGTATGGAATACAAATAGAGGGAGAAGTTGGAACTGTTGAAAGATTAAATAGTGCAGTTAATGCTCTATCTACTGCTTTTGGAGGTCAAGCTGAAGCAGTATCTAAAGAGGGTTTAGGTCCATTAGTACAAATGCAAAATAGACTAGGAGATATTGCAGAAGAAATTGGAGAAAAACTTATACCTATTTTAATTCGTTTAGGAGAAAAATTAATGTCATTTTTAAATGGTTTTAGTAATTTAGATTCTAAGACTCAAGAAATAATTATTGGAATAGCTTTATTAACTGCAACCTTAGGACCATTATTAATAGTTTTAGGAAGTATTGCTATTGCAATAGCTGGAATATCTGCTCCAGTATTAGCAACTGTTGCAGCAGTTACGGCTTTAGCAGCTGCTATTGTATTTATTACTGATAACTGGGAAGCATTAAAAGAACGATTTAGTGATATTAGCTGGTGGAAAAATGCTCTAATTGATATGCTAATATTTTTAGCAGAGCTTAATCCATTTAATACAATCGTAGAATCATTTAATAAATTAAGAAAGCTTTTAGGAAAAGATCCATTAGATAATCCATTTGATGCTATAACAGACGGATTAAAAAATTTAAAAGTTGAGACTAAAGAATATGAAAACGAGTTTAATGATTTTGGAACTTCAATAAAAAACTCATTAGAAAAAGTATTGCCTTTAATAGCTAAATTTAATAAGGGAATAGAATTAGGCTCTGGGGGAAGTAAGAAAAAAGGTAAAGGAATAGTCCAAGATTTTACTTCTTTTGACAATAGAGTTGTTCCAGAACAAAGATTTAGCTTATTAGCTCCAATTTCTCAAGAGCAATTAGATAAAATTTCTCAAGCGGTTAAACTACAAAAAGAATTAAATTTACAGTCAGAAAATATAGCTTCTTTAAATAATTCAATTTCAACTTCTTTTCAATCTTTTGGTAATACAATACAAGGGGTATTTGCTCAAGCTTTACAGAGTTCAGATAATTTTTTCAAAACTTTTGTAGAGGGATCTAAACAAGCATTAAAAGCAATACTAGCTCAACTAGCAGCAACTGCTTTATTAAATGCTTTGCTAGGAGGTACTAAAGCTGGTGGTTTAATGGGTTTTAAAGATATTGGAGGATTTGCTGGCATTCCTAAATTATTTGGCTTTGCAAATGGTGGATTAGTTACTGGGGCAACTCTTGGATTAATTGG